TAGTATTGCTGAGTCTATGAATAGATTGAATTTAAGATTTATGGCTTCTAACCGAGATAGGTTAGCAGGCAAGATAGAGATGCATAAACGATTAGGTGATAATGATATGGAAGAGCCACGTTTACGTATTTTTAATAATTGTAAGCATTTAATTAGAACGTTACCTACATTACCTCTAAGCAAAACAAACCCAGAGGATGTAGATACAAAAGCAGATGATCATGCTTATGATGCATTAAGGTATATGTGTATGACAAGATTAGTGAACAGTCCTTACTATCATCCTAGGTTTAGAAAGCCTAGAGAGTTTGATAAGTATGTTCCTAACGATCCAGTGTTTGGGTATTAAAAATGAGTGCAAAAGGTTCTAAAGCAAAACCAAAAAAATTAGATTATTTTTCTTATGCAGAGTTTTTAGAAAATCCTAAAAACCCTAAAGGAGCACCTTTAACGTCTAGGCAAAATATAGTAATTAGAGATTTAAATAATAGAATAACAGATATTGGGTATAGAAATATAGAAAATGTAGTAGCATATAGTGTAGAAAACCCATTTAATACACCTGCAATATTAGAAGAAGTTATAGAGAAAGCATATAAAATAGATAAAACAAAAGGTTTATTTTTTGATTTACTATATGCTACAGGATCAAGAATAGGTGATGTTGTTGATCCTAAAAATCCAGATAAAAAAATTAAAGGTCTAAGAGTAGGGGATATTGATTTTAAGAACAACATGGTTATGTTTAGAGGTGCTAAAAGACAATTAATGAGAGTAACACCTTTACCTGAATATATAATAGAAAGTTTAAAAGAGTACATACAAACAAATGGATTAACTGAAGAAGGGTTTTTGTTTCCTGCTCAGTCAAGTAAATTAGCAGGAGAGCCTGCAAGCCAAGACCCTTTTAGAAATATGTTTAATGAATTATTTGAAGAAACTTTACAAAAAAACGGCTTAACAAGACCTAAAGGGTATAGTGTCCATGATGCTTTTAGAGATGGGTACATTGAAAGATTTTTAGCTATACAGGATGGTGTAGATGTTCAATTTAAAAAACTAGTGACTGGACAACTTGTAGGACATACAGACGCTAATGTTACTTGGGATGCGTATATGAGTAAGATGGATGGTAAAGAAAGAATAACTCCTGTAACTAAAAAGTCTGCACAGATATTATCTGCTATTGAAAGGTATAATTTTATATTTGATGCTATTGGTAATATTAAACCTGACTTTGATCGTAATGCACCAAAATCAAAAACAAAACCAAGAAAAAAAAGAACATATGAAACAGAAACTAAACCTATCATAGAGCCTTCTCCTGAAGAAATACAAATGCAAGAAATAGAACAAAAGAGAGCAGTTTTTCCTGGTCAAGAGATAGAAAAAGTTCCTTTTGGTCAAGAAGAAGAGCTGTTAGAAAAAACAATATATACTGATAAGGACTATCAAAAAAGGTATAGGCAATTAGAAAGAGGCGGTAAAGGGGTAGGTTATGTTATAGGTAAAATGAATACAAGTAATGCTGAAGCCGCAGTAAATTTATTAAATTTAGAAAATAAAGTAATATTGAATTTAACAGACGATTTGACTGTAGATAATGCTAAGTTAGTTATTGGTGAATTATTAGAAAAAGCTAACTATAATAATTATTGGGATGCCTCTTCTGAAAAAATTAATGATTTACTTAATCGTTCTATGTCTTTTGAATATAATCCAAATGATTTAATGGACACTAAACCTGATGTTGTACGTAAAACTGTCGATAAAGATATTAGAAAATCTATGCCAGGTGCAGGTAGATTCGTTACAGATGAGACTAATTGGTTTTCTAATAGAGGTTTAGATGAATTAGTTGATCCTAAACTACGTGTAGGAGGTGTTAATCCTAAGATAACCTTAGATAGAGAAGTGTTAAGACAAATACTATTACAAATGGAAGAAAATTCATTTAAAAATGTTATAGCCAATAAGTTGTTAGCACAGTTACAACATTTTAATTTACCAGAAAATATAAAAAAATTACCTGCTCAAGAACAATTACAGGAAACACAAAAAATATTTAAAACAGCTTTACGTAAAGTAGCTTCAGAAAATCCACAACTGTTTGCAGGATTAAGCAAACAGCAAGTAGGAGATGTTTTAGCAGAAGTAAATAGTTTAATAACCGCTTCTAATAGTGCTGTACAAAGAGTGGAGTTTTCTTCTCTCGCTGTTGGTGATTTAAAAAAGATAGTACAAAATAATCCACAAGCATTTCCTGAAATAGTAGAAATGGCAGGTAAATATGGTGAAGATTTTATAACTAGAGCACGTTTAGAACCTTATATACAGTTTTTAGCCCAAAACGATGTTCTACCTAAAAATACATACATAGCAGGTATATCTCAAAACTGGGGCGTACAGTATGAAAAGTCATTAAAACAACAATCAAAAACTTTACTAGGACCAAACTTTACTCCTGAAGGCTTACCAGAAAAAACTACATATAAATGGTTATTCGATTTACGAACAAACTATTGGGATGATATTGCAGAAGAATTATTTAATGGAGAAGGTTTAAAACATGAAACAGGAAAAACTCTTCCTATTTTTAATTTAGATAATTTTAATATTCAAGAAGAACAACCTAGTGATCCTGCTGTTGCTGATTTAGAATCTGATGATAAAAATAAAAGAAGAAAAACAAAACCTAAATTAAAGCCTAGAGGGAAAACTATTAGATGGGGTATTGATCCTTTAGCTACTTTACTAGGTGGGGGTGTAATAACAGGAGCAGTAAAAAAGTCTACTGCAATTCTTCTAACAGAAGGTATTCCTCATGTTGCTTTAGTAGATATGTCAGGGCAAGGTCAAGGTGTGTTTAATGACCCTATAGGTGAGTCTGTAAAAATTACAGATAATGATGGAGAATTATTAGGAGAACTTTTTCCTAATGTAAGTAGAGGTGATATATTTACTCAATTATCGAATCTTCCTGATGATGCTTTAAAAGAGGTATTGTCATGGACTGAAGAGAATTGGCAAAGTAAATATGGAGATTTAGATGAAGTAGATACAGGTTTTTGGACAAGACATGTTGAAGAAATTAAAGATTGGGCAAGACTAGCTCCTGTAGTAGGTTCTGCTGTAGAAGGTGTAAATCCACTAGGAGGATATATGCCTGCATCTGTTTTTTCTAAAGAAATAGATGATCCTGCTACTAGAATGATTGACGCTGCAGCAGAGCAGGATATAGAAGAAGCAAGTGATCCTGAACTAATAGGTTTAAGACGTGCTGTAACAAAAGAAACTATTCAGACAGATCGTTCTGATGATTTATTCCGTAGGTTGGGTAACGTTAGAATGTCTGATGAACAAATAGAACGTCTAAAAAAACAAGAAAATGTTTATGGAATTTTCTTTGATGATCAAGGAGAATTAAAAGATGATGCAAATAGAAGAGAAAGAGTAAGACAATTACAATTTGAAAATCAAGTTGAAGAAGATAGTGCTGATGAAATATCAGAACAAGTGGATGCTTTATTAACCAACCAGAAGGAGAAAAACGATGCCGTTAATGCAGGGTTATAAACAAGGCGACCTAGGACAAGAAGACGAATCCAAGCTTACCAGAATGAAAAAGGAAGGCTGGGATAAGTTATCTGTGTCTCATGGAGCCGAAACACCAGTAGATGGTGGAAATCTTAAAGGCATGAAAAAGAGTCAAGTAGATTCTAATTTCAATGCTTTGGCTGACAAAAAGGATTATTAATTATGGCTGATTTAGGTGAACTCGTAGGTACTGACGAGCAAGAAGACATTACCAAAGAAGAAATGGTAGGTTTAGCAGGGTATGTACGAGGTAAGTATAGAGAGTCTGAAGATGGTCGTTTAACAGACGAACAAAGATGGCTTAGAGCTTATAAAAATTACAGAGGAACTTCTGAGGATAGTGAAGACTATAGAAAGTCAGAACGATCTAAAGTTACTGTAAAAATAACTAAGGTAAAAGTATTAGCTGCTTTTGGGCAGTTAGTAGATATTTTATTTTCACAAGGTAAAGTTCCTATTTCTGTAGAATCTACTCCTATGCCTGAAGGTGTAGAAGAGTTTGTTCACCTAAAAACACCAGCCGATGATGTCAGTCAATCAGACCCTTATGGGTATGAAGGGGATGGTAGAGAATTACCAGCAGGAGCTACTGAAGCTACTGAACTGGAATTAGGTCCATATGAAGATGATATGGCTCAGGCTAATTTAGCCGAAGGTCCATCTAAAATGGGAGAACCTCAACTATCTCCATCTAAGGAGGCAGCTAGGAAAATGGAAAAACTTATCCATGATCAATTACTAGATGCTTCAGCAGTTTCCGAACTCAGAAAAGGAATTTTTGAACAATGCCTACTAGGTACTGGTATTGTAAAAGGACCATTTAATCATACCAAGACTATACATAAATGGTCTTCAGATGATGAAGGTAGATTCTACGATCCAGAAGAAAAATTAGTGCCTAGATTAAGTCACGTTTCTTGTTGGGATTTATACCCTGACCCTTCAGCACTAAGTTTAGAAGATGCAGAATATATTATAGAAAGGCATAGAATGAATAGATCACAGTTACGTGCTCTAAGAAATAGACCTTTTTTTGATGTAGATGCTATTGAAACATGTCTTACTATGGGTAGTGCTTACGAAGAAAGACATTTTGAAAATGACTTATATGCAGATAATGATCCTATCTACAATGAAGATAGATTTGAAGTATTAGAGTATTGGGGTGTATTAGATGCTAAAATGGCAGAAGAAATACAATTAAATTTACCAAAAAACACATCACCTTTAGATCAAGTACAAGTAAATGCATGGGTATGTGGTAATGAGATATTAAGAGTAGTATTAAATCCATTTGTACCTGAAAGACTACCTTATCAAGTATTCCCATATGAAAAGAACCCTTACAGATTTTTTGGTATAGGTGTTCCTGAAAATATGGAAGATGCACAGCTACTAATGAATGGTCATGTTCGTATGGCTATCGACAACTTAGCATTAGCTGGCAATTTAATTTTTGAAGTAGACGAAAACATGATGGTACCAGGTCAGTCTATGGATATATATCCTGGTAAAATATTTAGGAGACAGTCTGGAGCTCCTG